CCACCAATGAATGAATAGTCTCCATTAATAATTATATTTGTGTATCCCCCACCAACAAATGAATAATTTGCATTTGCTGTATTAGATAGTCCCGCAGCAATAGATGAAGATACTCCACTTGCCGAATTAGCCTTGCCAGCACCAATAAAAGCACCGCTTCCGCGTGCTATATTATCTTCCCCGCCGCCAATGAATGAAAATCCTCCATTGGATCGATTATTTTCGCCACCACAAATTGTGGAGTTTATACCACTAGTTTTATTAAAAGCCCCGCCTCCTATAAATGATAAAGTTCCACTAATAAAATTACCGCCACCCGCCATGATAGCGCTATAGTCTCCAATTACAATAGTATTATTGCTTCCAGCAACAATTGCCGCTCCTGATGCATTTACAGAATTAGCTTCTCCCCCCCCAATAAATGAATGAATTCCGCTTGTGATTGTATTACCTCCTCCTCCTCCAATAAATGCAAAGTTTCCATTTGCCATATTACCAAATCCCGCAACAACAGATGAAGATGCTCCACTTGTAGAGTTAAATTGTCCAGCTCCAATAAAAGCATCACTTCCAATTGCTATATTATGTTCTCCACCACCAATAAAATTAAAAGCTCCATTTGATCGATTATCCTCGCCGCCACATATAGTAGAGTTTGTCCCGCTAGTAATGTTGAGTTCTCCTCCTCCAATAAAAGAGTATTGGTCATTTATTCTATTTCCAGAACCCCCAACAATTGATGAATAGTTTGCTATTGTAGTATTTCTAAGTCCTCCCCCAATAAATGAATTAGCTCCACTGTTAATTCCACTAACTCCTCCAACTATACTAGCATATAATCCGCTATTGAAATTCCCAGATCCTCCACCAATAAAACTATAATCTTTTATATTTATATTACCAGATCCTGCGCCAATAAATGAATTTTTTCCGCTTACTCTATTATTTTCTCCATTAACAATTGTGGAATATTCACCATGCGTAGTATTTAAATATCCACCACCAATAAAAGAATTTGCTCCACTTGTTGTATTAAATCCTCCTGCTGCCACATACGATCCCGCGCCAACTTGAGAGTTGGAATTTGCAGTATTTTTAATTTGATTTTGAAATGTTTTAAATCCTGATATATTTTGAGTTCCACTTGTAACTACAACATTAAGCGGATTAACTGCAATCGCATCAGATGAAACTGTAATTCCATAACCAGTTCCAATATTTAATGTAATATCTCCAACTAATTGCCCACCCCCCACTAGTCCACTTCCAGCAATTACTAGTCTATCTGCGCGAAGTGCATGTTGAGTCGAGTTTGCTTGAGTAATTAAAAAAACTGGATTATTAAAATATTTCTCTCCAGTAATAAATTGATTTCCAGTTTTAGCAACAACTCCCCCCGCGTCCCAATTAACTGATCCGTTATTTCCCAGAGTAATTGGATTAGCTCCACTTTGATTTAAAACAAATGGATATGTTACGCTTACTTGTGTTGGACCTAAGTTCATACTAATTTTTACACATTTATTCTAAAGATTGCCAATTAACATTAATTGAACTCCATAAATTAGGTATTGTGTCCCACAGGGTTGGTTTTACTATTCTATCAATATAAAATCCTTTAGAATCATTCGTTTCTACTGAAAACTGCGCTGTAAAATTTAAAATATTATTAACAGCTATTGAATAATTAAAATTATCGAGTTTAGCATTTGTTATACTGTAAAATCCAGTAGCAAATTTTGTTGGCTCTGAAAATAATATATCAAAATTATAACCACTTTCATTGTATAACATTCCACTTAAAAATCCACTTGAGAATCCAGAAACTTGAGCGGATAAACTTACTGATCCATTGATTGGATACTCTAACTTTCTGTTATAAACGTAATTACTTCCTAGTCCATAAAGTGGAGTTCTTGGCAAATTAAAATTTAAGGATAAATTTTGCAATATAGGTTTAGATTGACTTGATAAAGCAACTCCTCCAACCTGTAAATTCTGTAAAGAGAATGTGCAATAAGATGGAACAGCTACTGGTTGATTATATTCTGTTTTGCCATTTGTTAGTCCCGTAACAAAATTTCCAGTTAATGAAGAGTAAAGTCCAGATAAATTTAACGAACCAGCATTAATAGAATTTCCGCTGATGCTATTAATGGCTGGAATAGTGATTGAGTTTCCAGTTAAAACATCAAATTTCATATTAGAAGCTTCAAATCCAACTGAAACTTTAGGTATTTGATTTAAACTAAAATCAACACTATACTTATTTAAATAGCAATTTCCAAAAGATAAAACATTAAATCCACTATAGCTAGTGCTTGTGATACTTGGATTTTTAGGCTGATCAAACGCATCTCTAAGATCTTCTGGATCAACAACAATATAAAAATTGTTGTTGTTGTTTTTCATATTAACAAATGCGCCAATATTAGCAGCACTTTTCTTCTGAAAATTCATTGCTAATTCGTTACTAATATAAGGCGATAAATAATAATCAAAAGATAATTCTATATTTGGCGCTCTAACAAGATCATTAACAGAGTAGTCTTGACTTCCGATTTGTTTTAATTTTTGCCTCTCATTAGTAACTGAAAAATTACAGTTTTGAACCAACGGAAATAATCGTGCAGAATCATTACCAGTCGTCCATGATGGAGACTGACCAATAGCTACAAATGCTGAATTGCTTTTTAAAATGGTTCTATTCATGAGCCTGTTGGTACTATTCCTAGCGGATCTTCAATTAATGACACTTCTAAATCATGAGAATTACTATAATTCCAAGTGTGACTCCAAGATGGAGAGTAGAATACTTTCAATCTATTATACACTGATGGAGGATCACTATAGAATCTGCGATATCCACCTTTGTTTTCTAAGAAATGTAAAATAGCTTTAGCTTTTTTGCTAGAAGCTTTGTCAAATTTATAAGAAAAATCTGTTGTGGCTATGTTTGTTCTTGTTTTCATTCTTTGAACAAATGAATTTTTAAATTCAATCTTATCAACCTTTAAAGCTACGCTATTCTGCATAGCAACATCTGGTTCAAAAAAGAAATATTGAGACCACTTTGTTTGACTTCCAGTTGGTCCATCAACAGCAGGATCTAAACCAGTATGATCTCCCGAACAATAATAATAGTTATCAAGCTTATTGGAGCTAGTTGGAAAATAAGCTATATCATATTTCTCATAAATTCTATTAGCTTCCCAAGCTTCAAGGGGAGCATTTATAAAAGTCATTCCAGACCAGTTTAATAAATTCGGAGCCTCATCAACTTGTAGAGATAAGTCAATCTCATAATGATTTTTATTAACATGATTGATAGAATAGTTATCAATTACTCCAGAAATTGTTTTATAAAAATCAGATGCATCTGAGAAAGGAAGCAAAGTGGTTCCATTTTTGTTCTCAACATAATTTATTAATTTTTGTGCGTTGAGTTCATTTAGCTCAAATTTTAATTGATACTCTGCGGTTAAGCTATTAACTGATAATGGAATAAAATTATAATATCCATTATGAGTTTCGTAAGAATAATAAGTGCTTTTGAAATTTATTTTTGATCCATATGATGGAGTAAAAGTTAAATCTGTAATAGGAACAATTCCACTAATATTAGAATCTCTATTGTAAAAAGCGCTCATGAGTGACCAATAAAGTTTAATGTTAATCTTACACCACCATCAGCACTACTAGAAAGGCGTTCAGATACTAAAGATGCATTTGGTATACTTATAGCTTGAAGAGTATTAGTTAATGTTTTATCTTTTATAGAAAACTCAACTGTTTTGTATTGGCGAATTGTTAAAAATTCAAAAGAATTTTGAAGAAAAGCGTCATCAACATCAATTTGCACAGATGCTGAATATTGCGTGGGAGCAACTGTAACTACTTCGTAAGGATTTTTATCTCCAACAACGTAGATTGCTTTTTTGCTAATCTTAATTGCATAATCAAATCCAACAACTCTGTTAGTTGAAGAGTAGTCGCAAACTAAAGATATACTTCCTTGATTAGGAATATAAATAGAGGGAGGTGGAACAGTTTGCGATGGAAGATCTTTAGTTACAATCTCATCGAATATAACAAAATTAGTAGAAACTTTAGGTATTGATCCTATAGCACAATTAACCATATACTCAGTTAAATATCCATTAGAGAATCCGCACGATTTATCATTATACACTAGGCCAGCCTCTACTACTCTTCCATCTACATAAGAATAAATTGGATCTGCATAAATTAAATTTCTAGAAACTGACAGCTGTTGAGAAGCTGCGCCTCCAATTGATGTAAACGAGGAATTTCTTCCCAGCATGTTAGAAATAACTGCTGAATTAGTGTAGGATAAATCAAGACTTTCAATTCCTAATATTTCCTGATCAAGAATGAATAATCGATTATCGTAGATATTAGTAGAATCAAACATATTACATTCCTCTTCTTAATTGACCTCCAAGGCGTTTTTCCTCTTGAATAACTTTTAAAACAGCATCTCTAATTTGACGCGAGAGTTGCTGGCCCGATTGTTGAGTTTGTCCAGTTGAAGCTTCTGAGCTTTTACCAGTAGATCCATCCACATTGATTGTGATTGAGCCTGTTGATTTTTCAGTTGTGCCAATGAGTTCATCAAATTTAGAAATTAATTTATCATTTAAATCTCTAGAAGCTTTTTCGTCAACTGGTTTAGAAGCTCCAGCATTCATAGCTTGCAAGTTTCCTGTTCCAATGTTTTCAGCAGCAGCTTTGTTCATGATAAACTCGCCGCCAGAAAGCATTGTTGGGATTGTGTCTATTCCTGCCGTTTGAGAAATTGATCCTCCAGTAGCTCTCTTTGCTGGAGTATATTTTTCAAGAAAACCTGGTGGAAATAATCCTCCATCATCAAATCCTCCTCCATATGGAAGAGCTAATCCATTTGCATTGGATTGATTTGAATTGATATTGTTACCAGCATTAACTTTTTGAGATTCTTGAATTGGTCCTATAAAATCTTTGCCATAAGTTGATTGAATGTATTTAGAAGCATCAGTAATGCCACCTCTCTTTGAAAACATATTAAGGATTCCGCCATAATTATTTCCTTGTAATCCATCTACTCCTCCTCCCGTCACCATTCCTCCGAGTCCTGACATTGCATTTTTTGCAAATGTTCCGCCTGCAAGTTTTGATGTTGAGAAAGCATTTTTGAATCCACTCATTGCGCCACCCACTAATGCTGATCCAGCTATAGAAACTCCTGCCATAATCAAAGCATTTTTAAAAGCTTTTTTTCTAGCTTTCTTTTCTTCCTCTTCTTGTTTCTTAAGCTCAGCAGCTTTTCTCATTTCGTCAATATAAATGCCAAACATTTGCTTTCTAACATCTTTAGCTCTTTGAGCTTGCGGACTATTTCTTCTTCCAAAATTAGTTAATCTCACACTTTCTGGCTCTAAAGAGACTGATGCAAATCCATTTCCAGAACTAATTTTATCTTTGCTTCCGCTAGTATATTCTTGAGTTGCAAAAGCTAATAAATCATCATCAGTAGTCATTTGTTTCACTCCATAAGTTCCAGGAGTAAAATAATCTTTTACTTTTCCGCCTTTGGCGTATCCGTCTAAACTTCCAGAGTTGATAGCTTCTAAAAACGCTGGTCCATATTTATTAACTGATTTTTTATTAATAACATACTCACCGCCCATGAGCATTGCTGGAACGTCATCCTTGCTTCCGCTTCCTCCACGAATGTACCCTCCAGCAGCCGCACCCTGCGGAGCGCCAAAGCCTGGAAGAAAATTCCCCAAACCTTGCGTAAATAAATCAGCCATATTAGAAATAGACTTGCTAGATATAGCTTTTAAAAAGCTAGTAGCAGCATCCATTAAAGACTCTTTTAATGATTTGGTTCCATCAAGAGCGCCTTCAATTGCAGATGCTAGACCATTAGAAAACAATTGAGGAATTTCTGTGCCAAATTTATATTGGAAATTGTTGGTTTGTTTATTTAATTCTATAAATCCGCTACTTAATCCAGATTTGAAAGTTCCTTCTTGTTTATTTTTTTCTAACTCATCTTGAGTCTTACGTTCTTTATTTTGAGCTTTTATTTTTGCATTAGAAGCTTGTATTCTAGAGACTTGTTCAGTTAAATTTGTGGCATACTGAGTAATTTGATCTTGACTTCCATCTATAGTCTGTGCGATTGCATTAATCGCATCTGATAATTGAGAAGAGTCTAAAGTTTGATTTGCAAGTTTGTTTACAAGATCATTTGCCCTTGCAATAATTGCATCTGAGCTATTCACATCTTTATATGCATTAACGCCATACGCTCCTAATGAACTATTAGGAGTTAGATTATTACTATTAGATATATTTTCTTGAGTTGGCGCTGAAACTGCA